AGCTCCGCGCCGGCTGGCCCTTATGCGCGTCGTGGCTGGGTCGAACCGTTGTTCGGTCAAAGCTGGCCGATTGCTTTGGCGCAAACTGGGTCCGTCCGGATTCGGTACACCTGCGGCTACGGCGATACGCCGGATGACATTCCCGAACTGGTGCGCGGGATCCTCGGGTTTCTCGTCGGCCATTTCGATACGAATCGATCGGCCGTGCAAAACCTGCAACGGGGCGAATCGGTGCTCGAGTTGCCGTTCGGCGTGACCGAGATGATTCGCGGGTTCAAGTATTCCGCGCTGCCCTCACAAGTCCTGCGCACGGCCGCCACCACGGTGACGACATGGCCGTGACGATCTTGATCGGCGAACTGCGACAAGTGGTGACGCTGTCGAATCCTGGCACGCCGGTCGCGGATGGCGATGGGGGATTCACGTTGACCTATACCGCCCTCGATCCAGAGGAATGGCGGTGTGCGATCGAGAAAGCCAGCGTCCGAGCCGCGGAACGTCACTTCGCCGCCACGATCACGGCCCACGCGAGCTACATCATGCGCGGGCGGTTTCATCCGGGGATTACGACTGAGACGCGGATGGTGTGGACGGATCGATCGGGGGCGGAGCATACCGGCAACGTGCTCGACGTGGACGACACCGAAGGCGCGGGCGTGGAAACGGTCGCGTTGGTCAGCGAGGTCGTCGCATGAGCGTCACGCTGCTAGGCCACTTGTCGCCAGCGAAGTCTTCTGACTATGCCAGAGACGACGTTCGTGCTGATGTTGAATCTACGGCTCAACTCGACGCCAGCGATGCCGTCGGCGTGTCCTTGGCGAATTCTCCTGACATCGTCTTCGGTCAGTTTGTGATTGGGATGATTAGAACCGCGACTGTGAGTTTCAGGATGACGTCTCGCCGGGTTTTTATCACCGTTAAGGGAACGTCCTTTCTGCACCATGTCTCGCGAATTATCCAAAGCGGTGCCAAGAAACAAGTGTTCAGGATTACAGCACAGCCGCTGATCGCAATGATGCAGCACCATTTGGCCATCTGGAATGGCTTCGTGCGTCAATTCGTATGCGAAACGGTGAGAGCGACAAGGCTTGTCGCCAATAGAGAACTGTCCATAGGTCGCGACGATGGTTCCGCGCCAAATCCAGCAGCCATCAGTCTTATCGACATACTTCCAGAAGCGTTGCTCAGGATCGGCCTCTCGCCGGTCGGCAAATCCGCATGCTTTAGAGCAATAACGAGTCGCTCCTTTATGCCTTGGAGCCCCACATCTCTCACATGTGCCACTCATTTAGCCTCGATATGTCGGTCAATGATGCGCCGGACGAGTTCCGCGATGGAGATGCCGAGGCGCTTCGCTTCGCGTATCAGAAACTTTCTCTGTGGGTCTGTGAAAGAGATCATCTGTTTAGTCATAGCGATGAATCTCGTCAGCTTTCTTGAACAACGCAACGAGTTCTTTTTCCGCAGTTGTTTTGGCGGCGTTGCGGCGAAGGCGTTGTTTAACTGCTGTGGCACGGCCCCTAGGAGTCAAGAGACCTGCTTCGTCAGCGGCACCCTTAATACATTCGGCCAGCCAATGCAGTTTATGTCGTGCCTGGAACAACTCAATCATCAGCTTGTCGGTAGGGTTTGTGGTGTTTCTTGCTTGGACAGTAAATCCAAACGCAGCCGCTACAACGGCCGGATTGGGCACGTCTTTTCGCTTCATCCGCAGAGTATACCACAGGGTATCCCATGCCAGTGACCTTACGTTGGGATGGGCTGGATGCCTTCAAGGCCGATCTAAAGAAGCTGCCAGATAACGTGACGACTGAGGCCGATCCGATCGTGCAACGGTCGGCGAAAGAGGCAGCGGCGGAGATCAAGGCGGCCTATCCGGTGCGGACGGGCACACTACGAAACCGGGTCTTTGTATCGAGGGTCGATAAAGGGAAGCACTTCGCCGGCGCGATTGTGAAAAATACTGCGCCGCACGCGCATTTGTACGAACTTGGTACTCAAGCGCGGCATACGGATATTGGAGCGAATAGGGGCTCGATGCCTGCTGGACACGTTTTTGTGCCACGCATCATCAGGCATCGGCGCGCGATGTACGTGAAATTGAAGGCGCTCCTTGTGAAGTATGGCGCCGTCGTGAGCGGGGATGCATGAGTCACGACTCGTCCGATATTGACGCGGCCATCGTGGCGAAGTTAGGGGCCGATGCGACGTTGCTGTCCTATTGTCCTAACGGTGTCTATTGGGACGAAGCGCCGCAAGGGATGACCAAGTTTGTGATCGTGAGTCTCGTGGACGAATTCGACGAATCTGTCTTTGGCAGTCGGGCTTTTGAAGATGGTCTGTATCAGATCGAGGCTCGAATGTTGTCTACGTCTGGAGGAAATATTAAAGCAGCCGCCGCGCGAATTGATGTGCTGCTCGACGACAAGCCGCTCACGATCGGTTCACCACCCGTGCAAGTCGCCGGCTATACGCACATGCTGATGCAACGAGAATCGCGGATTCGATTGACTGAAGTCGACGAGGTCGATCCGTCGATTCGCTGGTTTCGCCGCGGAGGGAATTATCGCGTCGTGATGGATGTCAATCCCTAGGGTGTCACTGGATACGAACCGTTACAAAGGAGTCAGACGATGGCACGTTTACACGGCAAGACTGGACAGATTCTCATCGATACCACGCCCGCCAGCCCGGTCACGCCGGTGGCGCTGGCCGACACCAATGCGTTCACGCTCGACATGTCCACGGACAAAGTCGATGTCACCTGCTTCGGGGACACCAACAAACAGAAAGTCGTGGGGCTCCCAGACTTCACCGGCACGCTGAGCGGCTTCTGGAACTCGGTGTCCAGTCCGACCTTTTTCGCCGTCGTCCTGGCGCAGGCGACGTGCTGGCTCCGTCTGCTCCCGAGCAGCAATCAGCCCACGTACATGTTTGAAGGGCTGGCCTACGTGGACGGCTCGATCAACTGCAGCGCGACGGGCGCGGTCTCGTTCAGCGGCAAGTTTGACGCGGCGGGTAATTGGGTTATGCGTCCGTAGTTGGTGACTGAATGGCGCTGGCGATCACCGGGGTCAATGGCCTGATCAAGTGGTCGTACTACACGGCCGCACGGGCGGAAGGGTACGCGGTCTATCGCGATAAGGACGGGCACTGGACGATGACGGCCACGCTCGTCTTGTCGGATGCCTTCAAGATGCGGCAACGCCCGTTGATCTTCGTCGCGCCGTATGTGCGGGAGACCTGCGCGTCCTGCTTGAAAGCGATGCAGGTGTGTTCGTGTCGTGAGCCCCAACGGGTGTCTGCGCCTGGGGAATGGCGCTGGCCGATTGAATCGCTCGAGATGGGGCCGGTGACGGGGCAGACGAAGATGCAAGCGGTGTTAGGGGAGCAATTACCGTAAGTCGACGGAAACGAGTCCACCGGGTTTCGACAGGGAGACAACATGGGACGCAATCGATTTGTCAAGCCAGACATGGTCCGGCTGTATTTAGCCGACGTGCATCGACGCCACCTCGAAGATCTGCTCGATCCCCTGAAACAACAAGCGCTCGAGCCTGAGAAGCGTGCGACACCCAGCGATCTCGACACCGCCCGTGCCGCCATTGCAGATGCGGAAGCCGACGGCGCCTGGATCGACGTGAAACGTGAACTGAACGCGGGCGAGACCCGGCATGTGTTCGCCCAGCTCGTGAAGGACATGCGCGCCGGCGAGAAGATCGCGCTGGATCCAGAGAAAGTCGGGATCACGAAAGTCCTGGAGTACCTCTTGGGTTGGTCGTTCACGGATGACAAAGGGCAGTCGGTCGCCGTGAGCCAAGGCGCGATCGAGGCACTCGATCAAGAAACCTACACCGAAATCACGCAGGCGATTGAAGCCCACGAGGCACGGATGGAGGCCGACCGGACCGAACGAAAAAAAAAGACGACTGGGATAGTTACATCCGAAGCGATCTCCACATCTGTCGCGTGATGCACTGGCCGTATCACGCCATCGCCGAATTACCGCAGGACGTGTATGAGGTATTGCTGACGATGATCACCGAGGAACAGCAGGCGCGCGACCAGAGCTAACGATGGCGATCCAAGGCACCTTCGTTGCGAACTTTGAGTCCTTCAACGCGGAAGTGACGAAGGCGGAAGCGCACCTGAAAGGCTTTGAAGCCCAGGCGCAGAGCGCGGCGACATCAGCCGATCGCATTGGCGCGAGTTCGTCGGTGGCCACGACGGGCGTGACTGGATTGGCCCAAGCCACCAACGTTCTGACGACCAGTGAATCCACGTATGCGACTTCGGTGGCGGCGGCGCTCGCCGAGACGCAGGCGCTCGGGGCCAGTATGGCGGGGGCGGCGGCGGC